TATTGTGCCAGATCTGGAGCTTCCTTGTCTTCCCCTTCACCCTTCTGGGCTTAAGTGAGATGTATTGAGCACTGGGGTGCCGCTCATCATTGATGACTCGGGGTTTTCGTCGTCGCATGGATCACCTCCTTTCTATGTGATGCCCAGCTGCTCACAGAGTCCGCACCGGTAGACCTGGCCGCTCAGCGCCTGCTCTGCTTCTTCGTTGCCACAGGTCGTGGTACGGGCTTCTTACTGGCCTTCTTTGACACCTGGGCATTCTTGGCTTTCGCCTTCTGCTCACCGGGTTTCTTAGCCTCCTCAACGGGCTTTCGTGGCTTTTTGCGTAGTGGTAGGCGTCTGTCTGGCTTGGGCTTGCCAATAGAGTGGACTAGATCAAAGAAGATACCGCCAGGCGTGCGGCGGCGTGATCCATCAGAGAGCATCATGCCACCCTGCTCTTCAATCTCAAGGGCATGATCAAGCAGCTGACGGGCCTGTGTCCTGCCCAGTGCATTGACGATTCTCAGAATAGCATAGCGAGGAGCTGGTTGTGTCTCACCCAGCTGATCAGCTATCATCATAGCTGTCTGATACTGCGAGGGCTCCCGCGTGGCTTGACTGGTCGGGGTCTCACTTTGGTTGGTCATAGAACCTCCTCTGTCATAGCTTGTCCTTTACCTGGTGATTTTATCAGTGCCTCATCGCCGCCCGTCGGATCGTCGAGCAGCTGGCCGACGTCCAGTCGTTGTCGACCTGGCTGGTCGATCTGGGTGACGTGGCGCAGGCATCGAGTCCTCTTTGGCCAGACGTTGAACGCTCTGCGGACTAGCATTGCTCCCATAGCGAGTAGCCAGTTCGCGCTGGAGCCGGGTTTGCTGGCGGTTGATCTTGGTGACCAGGGCAGCTCGCTCGTCCTCGGTGAGCATCGGCAGGCGCTTTTCCCAGCGCTCTCTGCCAGGGCGGATGACGCACGTCGGCGAGATGTTGAGCTGGGCATAATTGTTCAGGGATGCCCAGGATAAGATTTCAGTGTTCGTCAGCATTGGATGCCTCCTCGATATCACAGAATCTAGTAAGGCTCGGCTTGAACCAGAGAGGACAAAAGCCAGTCGGGCCATTGCGGTGCTTGGCTACAATGATATTTAGGGCATAACCGTTCTCATTTACTTCAGTCTCCGGCATCTGGTGGATGAACATAACCACGTCCGAATCTTGCTCGATGGATCCGGATTCTTTGAGATCGGAGAGTTGCGGCACCTTATCAGCTCGCTGCTCAACTGCGCGGTTGAGCTGTGCCAGAGCCAAGACTGGCACATTCAGCTCACGGGCCAACTCTTTCAAGCCACGCGAGATGGCAGAGACCTCCTGCGTCCGGTTCTCATATCTTCCAGATTCAAGAGAACCTTTCATCATCTGCATGTAGTCGACCAAGATAAGGTCAAGCCCTTGCTCAGTCTGCATACGGCGTGCACGGCTCCGCATATCGATAAGCGAGATACCAGGCGTATCATCAACCTTCATATTATCTGTAGATAGATCATTAAATGCATGAGTGATCTTTTCCCAATCATCGTCCTCAATCCAGCCAGTGCGTAGACGCGTTTGATCAACCCCAGATTTCATTGAGACCATTCGTTGGATAAGTTGCTCTTGCGACATCTCCAACGAAAACATAAGGATATTCAAACCCTGAGTCGCAGAACTTGTCACGATATGCTCTGCAATATTGAGAGCCAACGAGGTCTTCCCAACAGCAGGCCTCGCAGCAAGCGTGATCAGATCAGATGGTTGGAGGCCTCCAAGAACCTGGTCAATGGTTTTGAAGCCTGTCGGCACACCAGTTATCCCTTCCTCCCCCCTATTCTCATGGATTTTGTCCAGTTTCACCATATAGTCTGCAAGTGCATCTTTCAGGGATCTCACATTGGCAATGCGCTTTCCCTGAGCAATCATGTGTATCAGCTCCTCAGACTTGGAAATAGCATCTACATCCTCATCATAGGCATACTGCACAATCATGCTAGCAGCCTTGACGAGCTGACGATACTGAGCTTTCCGCTCAACAATGTGGCCATAATACTCAACGTTGCCGCTGGTCGGCACCGCATTTGCAAGCGACGTCACATAGGATGATCCACCAACATCCTCTAGTTTGTTAGTGCGCTCCAGTTCTTCGAAGACCATCAGGGAGTCAATAGGCTCATGCTTTTCTAGCAGATTGAGCATCACCTGATAGATAACACGGTGTCCATTTCGATAAAAGTCGTCAGTCCTGAGGAAGTCGGCAACCTGCAGAATGGCCTCAGGGTCAATCAGAATCGAGCCAAGCACGCCCTGCTCAGCTTCAATGCTATACGGTAGTTGTCGTTCCATTATTTTCCTCCATGATTTAAAGTGCGCAGGTCGCGCAGGGCATTTAGGGATTTATAAGGTGTTGATGATTGTTGGGATTGCAAGCTTGGGCCAACTCGAGCAGCACGTCGTGTTTGTCGCCAGCCATCGAGCGCTTTCACCAGATTGCCCAGATAGAGCTTTTTGCCGTGGAGGCCCTGCTCTTCCCTTGAATATTGGGCAAGATCTGTGAGCTGTTCTTGAGTTTTGATGTCTTCTGCGAGCTTAGCGCACTGCTCTTTGACCGTCGGCTTGATCTCGGGGGGACTCGTCTTAAAGAGTTCCTGGCAGGCAAGATCATAGATATGCTGTTCTTCCTCGGTCAGCTTGGTTTTTTCCTCGGATTTTTCTTCTCCTGGAGGAGGCAATTCCTCCGAAAGAGATTGAGAAGGAATGGATGAAGGAGAGGAAGCTTCTGGCTTCTGATCGCTTAGAGTCGCTGATTTGTTGGGGCTATCATTCTTACAATCATTCTTAGGATTCATCTCATTACTTATCTTAATTGGTGTCGATTTCGGACCCTGAGGTGTCGATTTCGAACTCTCAGCTGTCGAAATCGAATTCTCAGCTGTCGATTTCGGACCCTGAGGTATCGATTTCGACACCTCAAAATCGTCAAAATCATCTGAGACGGCTTCCTGAGCCTGTTTGTTGAGCGCTGCTTGCACCACTTTTACATCAAGTACGTAGCTAGGGGTGCCATTTTTGCGCTCCTGATAACGCTTAATGTAGTTTCTGCGCAATAACTCGGCAATGGAATTGCGGATGACGCTCTCTCCATAAGTGTTGTATAGGAGATTGGAAATAAAGGAGTAGGAGAGTTCGATCGGATGCTCTTTCAACTCCTTGGGAGGCTTCTGCCCTCTTGTCTTACGGTATTCGGCTTTGATGAAATGGTTCTCTTTTTCGCGATTCGTAAGGGTTTCTAGGACTCGTAGAATCTTTGCCATGCATTCTTGATTAGGCTCGTCCTTGGCCCTCTTCCCACCCTTGGTAAGGGCTTGGTTGAAGTCAGCTTTGTTATAGGCGCATAGGTCAAAAAAATCTTTTCTAACCTGGATATGTTGGCTGTTGTGATGCACGAGGCATCCTGGAGTCAGATTATCGCTCATTTCTCGGTTTCTCCTTCAATCAAGAAATATGAAATTTTGAGTGACTTGAGCGTCAAAACGCTACTATAGGGAAAAATATACAGCAATGGTGATTTATTTTGATTTCGTGCAGATTCGCTCAATGTGCGTGGAGATAGGCCGTAGACAAGCTCTAGAAGATATGGTATAATGTTGCTGGAGATGCAAATATCATACCATATAGAGCATGTATTGTCTCTTATTCTATCTGATAGCGATTTAGTAAACAAATGAATAAATCGCTGCAAAAGGTGGATATTCGGTGATATAAAGATCTCTTTGCTACGTCTTTGTAGCAACCGAGATTGACGCTCAGTGGTATCATGAGGCTTGACGAAGGCACAAAAAGCCTCTATATCAAAATATGGCAAGTCCATATTAATCTCTTTCTAACGCTTCGGCCATTGCTCAGGGGGTCGCAATCCGAGTGCAAAGGTCAAGGCATAACCAGCCTGCGGACAAAGACGTCTGCGGGCTTTATTTATATTGGGCGCAATTGCTATAGGGCCATCTAGGTGGGCTATTCATTGGGGTTCCTCGCTTTTCTTTGTATTCTCCAGCATTATAGCAGGGCCAGTAGACGGGATGCAAGCCAATAATGCGCCGATTTCGAGGTTTCCGATGATCTCATAGATTATCATCCTCGCTACGCTTTGTTAGGCTCTGGATCTGGCATTGTATATGTGACCTGATGTTCCTCCCAGTACTCAATAGCCTTTTGTTGTTGGCTGGGGGTCAGGTACCGATCCCTGTGGTTTGGCCTGGTTCTTTGGTAAGGCCTTCGTTCTGTAGTTTCCAGGAACTTTCCATTTATCCCGTGTTCGGTATGGCGTCTGTATCTGCCGTATGACACGCCATGCCTATCATAGAAGTCTCTTGCGGTCATGGTCCCAGGCGGAAGGTCCCTTGGGATGATTGCGGTTTGTTTTTTTTGTATCTTCTTTGGTGCCTCAGTTGTTTCTTGAGCAGGCTGTGCTTTGAGCTGGGCAAGTTGTGCTTCAATGGCTGTTTTCACCATCTCATTTAGTCGCTGCTCTATTTCATGTGTCGTACCAAGATAAGGGGTCTGAGAATCCTTTCCCAGTTGCTCAAAGTAAGGTTGCCAGTTAGTGCCTGCTAATTTTCCCAGCGCTTTTAAAGTGATAAGCTGGGCTTCCTCTGGGTCTCTTGCCTGCTTTGCTATCTCTTTACATAGCGTGTCAATGGCATCATCCATAGCATTACTCATAATTGCTTCTCTGCCTCCTCTGGCATCACTGATGCCCTTTGCTTCTTTTTATTTTCATCGGTTCCGGCCAGCCATGGCTTTCCTATGGTCTCTTCGATTCGCTTCACATCAGCTATAGCGAGGAAGCGGCGGCGATTGCGCTTGAATTTGATGGTTTCTATTTCCAGGTCATTGATGTAGTTGAAAAGAGTAGCGTGCTTGATGCCCAGGTAGTCCTCAGCTTCCTCGTAGTTTAGAAACTGTTGACCTTCATACTTCCCAGGCTCTGCTTTCTCCCTTCGTGGTCTGTTTGCCATTAATTGCCCTTTCTTTGGAACAATTTTAGACACTTAATGGCAATGATAATAGCATCATACTATTATGCAGTCAATATTTCTTCTAATTTCATGCTATAAAGTCTCTATTAACCTATCCATTAACCACCCATAATGGCGCACCAGTGCAAGGTGCGCTAGGGCTATACTGCTTCCAGATGGCAGGCTATTCGCCTGCCTTGTTCTCATCTTTTTGCGCTGCCTTGCGCCAAACTTCTAGGAACTGAAGGACCTTCTCATAGTGCTCAATGCGAATGTTCTTGTAGCTGCTCACCCCGAATCGACGGTACAGCTCTGAAAATATGCCCTGGTAGTGATTCTTGCCGGGTGCTTTCTCGGTTATCAGCTCGGCGAGGGCCTTGACGGTTGATGAGATCTCCTCGGCTTGGTCGTCGGTGATCAGTGCTGCAGGACTCAACTTCTTTTCCAGCGTCCCGAGCCTGCGGTCAAAGCCTATAAATACCTCAGCGGCTTTGTCGAGTCGTTTGGTCAGTTTACCTTCCATCTCCATTTGTTGTTCTGCCAGCTGGGCGACGGCGAGGGCGGTTGCGCGGATCTGCTCGAGCGCTGAGGATCCTGTTGAGGAACTGGTGAGAGCTTGAGGCTTGAATGCTTCCCATAAGACACGGTAACACTCGCGTTGGTATTTGATAATCTTCTCTTTGAGGTCCGGTTTGACTCTGCTGGCATTGATACCGAAAAGCCAACCATGAAGAAATTCAACAGGTAGGCAGAGGACCTCAGGATCACCGCCTAAGTTCGTTCGTGTAACACGAACGAACCTCACTTCTCCAGAGAGAACGGGGTCCCGTTGAATACGTTCAAATTGTCCTGACCAAACCAATCCCAGATAGTCGCAGATAGGTCGGATGGGGATGTACATTACTGTGCGACCACTGATATCAACGATAGCTGTGGTGATCTCATCACCGTAGAAGTCAACGGTTTGCTCTTCAATGGGGATGAGAGCTTTTTCATCTGGCATACCTCACCTCTTTCCAAAAAATAAACAGCATACCGCTAGCGGCATACTGTTGAGTTAAGTTGACAGCATACATGTTATAATTCCCTCATACAACTTTGGCCTGGGACCGTGTCTCTTCTTGGCGGAATGGGGTTGGTCCTCAGGCCTGGTCTACGCTACTTTTTTTGACGGTTGCTCCCCCAGCTTTGCCTCTTTAGGCTTTTTCCTGCCGCTTATTGCCACATTAATGCCAGTTACCTTATTCAGATAAAAAGGTCTCTCATATATCTTTGAGAAGACTTTTAGGAGCTTGTTGGCTGTACGGCTGTAAGTTGGCTTGCCATCGCGGATTCGGGCTAAAGTCACTTCGTTTATTTCGCTGACTTCTGCCAGCTGTCTTATCGAGATGTCTAGATTGTCGAAAAGATCTCGAATGTCATAAACATCCATCTCTTCTAGCATGAGTACCTCCTTTCAGATGGCTTATTTGTCCTCTGTTATGTCTTAGTTTAAACGAATATTTTTGAATTGTCAATAATTATGGCTTAATCTATTGACATTATGGCTTAATTATGGCATAATCTAATTGTCCCCACAAGGACACACTAAAATCACCGAGAGACGAGGACTACACAATGAACCACAGCACCAGCAAGCATACAGCCAAAGCACTGCCCCAGGTCGAGAGCACAGTCTCACTGAGTATCACCACCAAGATTATGAAGTTCACGGCACGCCAAGACTTCGTAGTCGGCAACTGCCAGATCCGCAAAGGCGAGACGGCGTTTGCAGTGGCATCTGAGCGCAGACCTGGTAGGTACTACATCGTCCGCTTCAACAGCGAGCGCAATACCTACCAGTGCAGCTGTGGAGCTAATTGTTGTGAGCATGAGCACCTCAAGACCACACGAGAGTACGTCATGAGCCATGTGGTCACACCGGCAGCCGAGTCCTCCTCTCCAGCTCCAATGACAGTCCCAGCTACCGTCGCCGAGATCCGCACAAAGCGTCAAGCTTCCAAGAAGATCGAGGAGCCCGATGGCTCACGTCCGCTCACAGCAGCTGAGTGGAAAGAGATCCACAAGCGCGACAAGGCACGACAGCGAGCTTGGGCGCAAGAGTACAGGCAACAAGCAGCGGCTCTGGCAGGATAAGCCAGGGCCACGTGAAAGGAGGAAGTCTCAGCCTAGAATTGAATAGCGACTCTCTGATAAGGGCAACGGCTCGAGCACACTGGTTACTGAGGTTAGAGGATGACTTGATCTCCCGACTTGTTCCCTCTGAAAAACGTCTCGATCCAAGGAATAGCTCAGGGATACATCACAGAGAGTGCAACACATGAGCGATACGCAAGGCGTACAGGCGAGTTCGAGTCTGCCTCGCTCTTTTCCTGGCACGATGCCAGACAGCTACTAAACCATCATTAGTTTCACTTAAAATCTGCTTATGAAGGAAGAACAACATATGCAATCACCTTTTGATGAAAAACAGCTTAAAGAGCTTGATAAGCCGCTAGACAAGCGCTTTGTCAGCGATCGCAAAGGAGCCAGCGGCAGGAAGCTACGGTACCTTGAGGGCCATGACGCTATCGACCAGGCGGATCGCATCTTCGGCCATGGCAACTGGGGCTATGAGACGCTCAGCTGCGAGCAGACCGTAATCCGCGATATCTTGACCGGCGAGGCTATCGGTGTCGCCTACAAGGCCAAGGTGAGACTCGACGTCCGGGGCTGCATGCCAGTCATCGAGGTCGGCAGCCAACCCGTCGCCGTAGCCTCCATCGAAGATCACATCATGAGCAAGCGGCGCAAGGATGCCAGTGAGAAGAATCAAGAGGTTGATGACTCGCCGTTCAATCCCTACGAGGTCTCGCTGGCCCGGACAATCATCATGGAGAGCCATGAGCAGGCAGAGAAGGGTGCGGTGACCGATGCCGTGAAGCGAGCGCTGAGGACCTTTGGTGAGCAATTCGGCAATGGCTTGTATGGTGCTGGCAAGATACCGATGGTAGATGGTGACTCTCTCACTGAGGACGCACTCAAAGCTGATTGGGCAAAGGTCTACCGTGTCGCTGACAACGAGATAGACACTCGCTGGTCTAAGTTCAAAGTGTGGGCGCTGCAGGAGCAAGTCTCTCAGCTCACAGCAGACCACAAAGCGGCTCTCTACGGCAAGATAGAGCAGCAACGTCAAAAAGCATCATAATCGTAGCCGGTGAGGCCAGTCCCTAAAACGAGCTGGCCTCGCATTTTTGGGAGGCGCAAATGGCGATGGGGATCGCCGTTTATTTCGATGGACGACGGTTCGAAGCCGCTCGAGGTGTGCAAGGCCCTCACGTCCCATTGGCAGGGTCGGGCAAGAGATCTCTACGCATTATGGAACATGACTCCTCATGCATAATTGATCAGGATGCGCAAAGAAGGCCTCGCGGACGTGCAGGACATAATGTCCTTCTTCGTAAGTGGCCAAAGTGTATCAAGCTCGGTCTTGCCACCTTCTTAAGCGGCACAGATCAAGGCCTGCAGGGATGCTTCAAGGCTCAATACATCTCACTTAAGCCCCTCCTGAGGGATTTTGGGAGCGAGGGGATCGAGAATTTCGACAAAGTCGAGAAACC